CTAGTGTTTCATTAGTTCCTTCTAAATCTTTCATTTCACCTTCTAAAGCCTCAATTTGTGACTTCAATTGTGAATATATTGATTTACGCTTAACAATTTGTTCTTTGTTTCGTATATCTGTTTCAGCAAGCATCGCTATATCATCTATGAGTCCAGACTGATACCATCTAAAATACTCTTCCATTAAAGCCCATCTATTAACAGGTAATGTTGATCCTCCTACAATTCTTATATCAAACCTAGCGGAAGAATAATCATTCCACTTCTTTATCGCTTCACCATAATCACTATATATTGGAACATTAATTTCAACACGCTTCGCTTCTGAAGTATCTGGTTGCACTACACGAAATACCTTATTGGCTTTGTATGTTTGCTGAGCAATCTCTTTAAATACCTTACCTAAATGTTCTAATGAAGGTTCAACAGTTGTTTGCATCCAAGCTTTAATTCTTCTTGTCCCATGCTCATCAGTAGCAAGCAATCCCCTGTAAGTATCATGTTGAGTACCCGCGTCTCCTTGCATACTTGAATAAATACCTGATATATACTCCAAATCTACCTTACCCTCTTTTACAATACCATAAAAAGCATTATTTAGTGGAGCTGGCATTACTGGAGATGGAGCATCAAATCCCTGTCGGTATTTAAGTAAAGCTCCGGGAGATGAGGAATACTGTTCCCACTCTTCTTCTGGTACAGAACCCTCTTGGTACATCCATCTAAGATTAGATGCTAAGTTTGCATTATGTATCATCAATTGATGCGATTTATTAATTTCTTGTTGTTTACCAATCATAGGACTAACTGCACTTACAGGATAAGGAGTTCCTGTCCATTGATAACAAATTGGTATTATCGGATACTCTGTACTTGGTAGTAAGTATTCATATAAAACTGTGTCATTACCAAGAGTACAAGTAAGTCTTACGCGAGTATCGTAGAATTTAACAGAGTCAATAACTTGTTTCTTAAACGCAGGAACTTTTATCATTTCCTGATACTCTTCCTCACTAACAACAACATTTGCAACTTTTGTTTGTTGCTGCTGTAGCATAGCCGTAATCTCTTGATGCTTTTGCTCTAAAGCCTGTTGATTCTGTATCTTTAATTTTTCTCTCTCTAGTTGAGCTCTTTCTTCAAGCATTTCTCCACTCTCAACCTGTTGTTCAAGAGCCATTGAAGTTTCCTTAGCTTTAACTTCAAGTTCTTTCCTAAACATATCCATCTCTTGTTCTACTTGTTTAGAAATTTGTTGCATCTGTTCTTGGTCAGGAGGAACATGGTAATTAAGATTAATAAAGGCTACCTTTACTTTTTCATAAGTCTCATAGTAATCAATGACTTCATCTCTTTCTCCTGTCATTTCATACGCTTCATCGCCAATATCCTCTGGAATAACATTATCAGAGAAAGCAGTATTTCTACTAGAATAGTATGTATTAGAAACCTCGGGGCTTCCATTTGACTTGCTTATTTTCCTTAAATGTTCAGGGAACATCTGTTTTAAATGTTTCTTAGGGATAATCTTTCTTATAATAATATATCCAGCATCTCTAAAAAGAAAGTCCCGACTCATTGGGTCTACATATATATCATATGGATCAAGACGCTTAAACATAACTTCTCCCATCCCTCTATCGGCATCTGGTTCAACATCAACTTGGAAGAAACCTACTCCTTTAACTAAAGAATCTTGGATTACATGGGCAAATACAGACCTACCATTTGATATATACCAACAATAGTCAGCTAAATCAGCATGGACAGCAGCTATCTGAGAATCACTTCCCTCAGCTCCTACAGCCTGCCATCTTGGATTGTTAGCTGTAACAAAGTATTTCATCATCTCAATTACAGGTGTAATTCTATTAATAATAAATGTAGGCATACCAGCTTCTTGAAGGGATTTCATTTCTTCCCCACTTAACTGGTCATTAAGATAAAAATCTTCTCCTTGTTGTGATACAGAACGCCACTTTCTTCTCCAAGCCCCATTAGCAGCTTTCCACAATTGAAATATACTCTGAGCTTTGCTTTTATTTGTTTTTCTAGGCATTAGTCAGTTACCCTCTGTGTTAAACTTTTACTTGGCTTCATTCTCTCAAATTCTCTTCTTCTTTTTTCAAATGCCACTCGGACTGGATTTGCAATCACTCCTTCTGGATTAGTAGCATCTCTTCTCGTAAAATTTGGATCAACTCCAATCTTTGATTGCTGTTCTAGTTCCATACCACCTTTTTCAAATTTGTAATCATCTGATTTACTCACTCCTTTTTTCTTTATTTTTGGGACTCTTACCTTATCCTCAAGTCCCATCTCCTTATTAAAATCTCTTAACCATTTAACAAACCCCTTTTTATCATCTCCAAATTCAATACTCTTACTCTCAGCTTGAGTAAGAATATCATCATAATCTTTTAACTTTTTAGGATTTACTTTAGCATAATTTTTAATATTCTTTTTCCACCCCGGGTATACTCCACCTACTCCTCTTGTTTTTATTACTAGCTTACCAGCACGCCTAGCTTTTGAAGCTACCGTTCCAATAACAGGGATAGCAGCTAAAAGAGATATTAAAGAATTTCCAGCTTGTCCTTTTGCCCCATATATAGCAGCGTTTATAATATCAGCTGGGGCTCCTCCCGGCATCATCCCAAGATAATCCAAAGATTTATGTATATCTAACTCTGGTTTTGCCTGACCTTTAACCTGAGCTCTATGTTCTTTGGAAGTTAATCCACCACTTATCATTTGATATAAAGTAGGATCAGGCATTACCTAAATATTTTCTATATGCGTCAATAAAATGTTCTGGATTCCCAGCCCCACCTTCGGTATTATAATATTTTTTCCAATAATTCGCTGCTCCTCCTATTGTGCTAGGCATACGTTTGGGCACTCTCCAATATTTAATACGGCAGTGAACAATACCAGCTGCTATATTCTTTTCTAAAATATCAGCCCATACTTTTTCATCAAAATTCTGCCAATGTTTTACATCTACTAAACTTGCAGTTGCACATTTTTGCATTAATTCTGTCCGATGTTTAAGATAGTGAGCTAGGTTATCTACACAAGTTGAGGGCTCTACTTGCCAGAAACTTCTAGCGGGCCCATCTCCCATTTGTCTAATGTACTCATATCTTGACTCAACAATTCCAGTTGCGACTACAAGCTTTATAGCATCTTGAGATGCAAATTTTTCCCCCATTTTATGGCATACATCAGAAACAAGAGATTGTATTTGAGGTATACTTACCATTAATACTTCCTTTTCTTTTTTCTTTTGTTTAATGATATATTTGGATGTCTCTTCCGAAAACCAGCAGAATCAACAAACCCCTGCCAAACAGATTTAGTTGCACCACCAAAAGTGGGAGAACCAGATTCTGCTTTATTTTCTAATGATTGATCGTCAGGTTTATGTGTAAAATCTCCTTTAGTACTCATTTAGCTATCATCTCCAATTCTTTTAGAAACTCTGCGGTTTCTTTATTAAAGTTTAATTCATCCAATCTTTCTTTTAAACTTGTAGTGTCTTTTGACATTGTAAATGGTGATTTCCTATGATGCATAACCTGATTTGCTATTCTTACAGCTTCTCTCGTATCTTTATCTGTATCTAAATAAGCATCAAATAATTCTATATAATTCTTTATTCTGGCAGTAGTCCTCTGGTCTAATTCACCTTTAGCCTCTAGAGGAGAAAGTCCAGACTCTACTTTATCATAAACTGAGTTTAACTGTCTTTGGGCAACGGCTACTTGTTTGTTATCTTCAACATCAAGGTTAAACAAGAACCATCTAAGACCATTATAGTCTTGTATTTGCTTCTCATCAATGTTACCACCCTTACGGCCTCCAGCCCCATAAGTAGTTTCCATTCTATAATCCCACGGCAAGTCTAACCACTTTTTCTGTGATTCAAGTCCTTCTAATGGTGTTTGTTCATTCATGCTACTATCCAATGCTTTGCTTTACGCTTAGGTTTATACCAATAGTTTTCGTCTTTATTCTTAGCATATTTGGGAGGGAAAGAGTGCAAACTTGCATAATAAAGTGTTTCAATGGTGTCATCATGCGCCATTCTCGGCCCAAAAGTAAGTATTTCGTTGCTTAAATCAAACATATTTTCTCTTATATTTATTAATCCCATACTAAACCTTCCACTTAATCCGCTATAAATCCTGTTTCTCTTTTGATGCCCGCCTGGTTTCTGTGGAATTACGGATATATGGAACTTGTTTAATCTACGTCTTTCATCATTTAAAGCCTGAAAAATTGAACGATTCATAGCCACATCTTCAACTGTACTTGATAAACAATGATACTTCTCATGAAGTTCCAATATATAATCAACTACTCCTTTCTTCCCAATTATTTCCCCATCTGTCATAGACTTTGATCCAATGGTGGGTATTGACTTATGTCTTTCATAGTGAAGAACATAAAGATTGTTTTCCATATCAACTGCCACAGCCATTATAACAGAATAATCAGATTCCTTAGTATCTATATCTGTTGCGGGGTCACAGCCTAAGAATGTATTAACAGGAACTTTATCTCCACTAATATATAGATAATTAACATCATTATCACTATCATGTTCATAATGTCCTTCCCAATATCTAATATCACTATGTTTCCATACAGAGTCTTCCTCTGACTGAACTTCCATCATATATTCTTGATAGAACTTGGATGGAGTCCCTGAGTCTTGGTAAAACTTCTTTTTCTCTTCTAATTTTTTAAGTGGAAACCAACTATCCCATAATGGAGAACCATCTTGAAGAATAGCCTTATATGTTATGACTTTCCAAGCAAACTCTCTTTTATCTTTCTTAGCCTTCGCATTAGAGGTAATAAGATTATTAATAAAGGAATCATAATGTACGGGAGTGCCATTAACACGGAGCCTACCAGTATGAGGTTCAAGCGCAGGATAAACAACGGCAGTAACAAGATTTGCATTTTTAGACCTCGCATCATGGGTGATTGTGTTTGCTTCATGCTCAAAATCATCTAATATAATCAGATCATATCTTTTATGTAACTTAGCACCACCACGAATACCAGCAACATTACTTTTAGATATAAGTTTACATCCATTAGAAAGTTCTACATCTTCCTCTGTCCACTTTCTTCCTTTTAGATTACCAAAATAATATTTAATACTATCATTAAACTCAAAATGATACTTAATATAATCCATATTACCAGTTGAAAGCTTCTGAGTAGCAGATACCCAAGCATAGAAATGCATATCATCTTTAGGAGTAAAACAGAAATCTTTTATAATAGAACACTTAGTTAATACAGTTTTACCGTGCCCTCTAGGAAGAATGATTGCTAATTGCTTACATTCCTTGTCATCAATAGCATCAGCCATCTCATAATGAAATGGGGGAGTTTCGCTTCTCTTGAAATCATCTGGAAGGAATAATTTACCAAATGCTATTAAATCTTTTCTAGCTAGTTGGAGTACTTCCTCAGCCTCAGAGACGTTTCTTGAATTTATATTCAATCTGTCATATTCCCAATTAATGTAGGAACTTCAATATTCTCAATGATTCTTACAAGAGTTGTGAGCTTTGAAACAACACTTGATGTTGGGTTCACAATATGAAATTCGTTTATTCCCATTGATAATGTTTTCATTTCCTTTATTGCTTCTCCTAGAGTTAGCTTTTTTCCTAAAATCGTATTCGCATTCTCCACTCAATTAGTCCAACATTTTATCCTATCTTTTGAAAATTCTATTGTAGTCCACCCAGCTCTCACTATTGGGTAGAAGCTGTACCTTGCATATTCAGCGTAACGCAAGAAACTTCCACCACGAATATACCAACGTCTGTACAATGTTTCCTCATCGTTTACTATTTTTAAAGAGTCAATTGGCTTTACATACAGTTGATGATTATGACCTAAGAAAAATACATCACCCTGACTATATACAGCAGCCATTTTGTCTAATTCTAAATCTCCGTTCTTTCCACCACTTTTCCCATGACCACTTACCAAATTCCACCTTGTTCCCTGAACATCTATCCTAGTATATCCCGGCATTGGATAATATGGAACATTAAGTTCATTCGCAATCAATTTAACTATATCTAGGTCTAGAATAATCTGACTTCTTAAGAAATCATGGTTTCCACCTCTTAAGAATAGACATTTATCTCTTATTGGCTGTACTAAATCAAGAAATGTCAAATATTGTTCTTCTGGAGATATTGATTGTCCTCTTTGAGATATTGATTTGTAACCCGGTGGTATTAATTCTATTAAGTCTCCATTACCAAACCATCTTGCATTAGGGTCTTCCATAATAGTAACAATACACTCTTTAAACTTCTTCATGTCAAACTCACTGGCTCCAACATGAACATCTGTTAACCCATGTATTCTTACTTTCTCATTATATTTTACTGAAAGTATTTTCCCGGAAGATATTTCTGGCAGTCTTCCTCTAACTTCTGTATCAATTGGTAGAGAATACCACTTCTTACAGCTTTTACAAGACATACGTTGATATAAAGCACCCTCACTGTTTTTTCTTTTCCCCTCTTTAACTACATAAAGAGAAGAGCAATGTGGACATACCATTATCTACTCTACTTTCTCAGCTGGTAAAGCCTCTCTTTTAGCAGAGTCTAAAATTTCAGGATCAAATCCATCAAACATACCAAAAACCCCCATTTCTCTTTGTTTTATAGTAGTCGTACCTAAAGTACCAACAACTTTTCCTAATTCTTTTACAGATTGCAACTTAATGTTCTCATCATCACTATTGTCAACAAGACACTTTAATGTCCTTAGAACATACTCATGGTCAATACCTAGACCTTTAGCAACATCTAAAGCCCCTTTCTCAATTTCTTTTATTACTCTATCTTGTTTTAATAACACTAGACCTTTTCTCCTTGCTTTATCATGATTATCCTCTGTGAACGCATCCATGTAGGATTTAGCAATCCCAATGCCAGATATAACATTTGCGGAAAACGCTCTTTCTTTCTTTGTCGTTTTGTCCCTTTTTTTAATGTTGTCTCTAGTATTTTTGATATTAGTACTAAATGTATACCTGTTTGGATGTTTCTTGAAATCAGTATCCATATATGAATTATCTTTGATAATAAAAGTGCCAACAACAGTACGAACATATCCGTCAGCATTTTTATAATTTTCAGAATCATTTGGATGCTTAAGTTTTGCCTTCCTGAGTATTTGTATGACCCCAAGATCATCTGCTAATACCCACTGCCCTTCATGTGAGTCTCTCCAGTTGAACTGTACATTAGTATCTGGATTATACTCCTTAAACTCATCAATGTCTTTATAGACACAATGTTCTATTCCCTTAATTCTTTTGACTCTCATCAAAGTCTGGAAAGTTTATTTCTACTAGTTCTCTGACTTGTTCAGTAAGGCTATTAATTAGTTGTGATACAACTGGGTGAATTTTATATACACTACCATCTATTTCAATTGGCACAAACGGGAATTCATGTAATTCAACACTGCTTGAGGTGTCTTTGTTTTCCATAGGCAAATATAACGCTTTTTTACCCAAAAAGTTTATCGTTTGTTTGAAAGCTTGTATTCCTCTCTGTAAGCTCTCATAATCTTCTCCAATTCTTTCTCTGTACAATCTTCCATACGTTTTGATCCAACAATATGAAACTTAATAATAAGAGTCCTATCAATGTCTATGTAGTCACTCTGTATAATTCCCAACTTTTTCCTGAAAGTTTCAAAATTCATATATTAATTAATAGGCTCTATATATATAAAAGAATGTAATATAGAAAACCTATAAGTCAATAGTTAAATATACAATTACTGAAAAAATAGCACCATTTTGATATGCACATATATTCATCCCCCATAGGGGTGAGTAGAGGAATATCTAATTCCTTCTTTTAGTTAGAAACCAATAACCGATGAAAGGGGTAACTGATGACACATCAACTTTACCTTGAAATCAATGGTCGGTGGGTTCTCGTTCCTTGTTCCATTATGGTACTGGAAGTGGACTCATCAATTTGTGAAGTAACCTTCCGTACAGGGACTATCATGTACTTCCCTAAGGCAGAGGTGGACAAGTTGGCACAACAGGCAGCCAGGTTCCAGAACTCACCTAAGACTCCGTACGAGTATCAACCAGTAGTGGACTGATTCCACCCCCTTCGGGGGGACTGTGGTGAAAAATAGTGAAATAGTGGTTGGATAGATACACATACTTAGTGACAAATACTGACCACTACTCACTTATAACTACCTCTTTTAACAATAACATGGGGCACAACATGACATTATCTAAAGTACTTAAACAAATAACCCTATCTAAATATATTGACTTCTTAATCAACTCTGTATTCGTTACATTTGGTGCATTAACAACACTATTAACAATCTATTTCATGGTATACATGGCATACATATTGGTAACATTATGACTAAGATTAAACTTGTACCAAAGCAAGAACAAAAAATTAAACAAACTCAAAAGAAGAGTAGTCGTGGAGCTCCTCCATCAAAACATCTTTGGTTCAAAGAACACGGCCCTAAGTGTACTTGTCCCGATTGTCGTAGGTATTATATTCTTGACAATGGTGAATTAAAAGAAAAGATGAAGAGTATACTTACATTGGACAGAGATCATACACTTGATACCTATGAATATGTTAATAGTAAGAAAAGAAATAAATTTAGAGATGCATTTATATTTAATGGCAATGGCAAATTTGATTAATCTTAAAGAGGGGTAAAAAATGAACTACGCAGACAAATATTGTACTTATACTGAAGAATATGAGCCTGAACATATTTATACATTTACAGGCATTGTGATAAACACAGGCAAAGAACAATCTGTAACAGTTAAAGCACCAGATTTATTTAAATACAGACAAGGTGCATACATTCAAGATGCATTCCCATATTTATCTCCAGCACAAAGAGAATTCTTATTAAGTGGTCATATGTTTATTAGTAAAGAGGATGAAAATGGCAAACAAAAAAGCAAAAAGCCGAAAAAGAAATCGTAGACTTATAAATATTAAACTTAATAGAGAAGGAAGAACTCCTAATCAAATAGAAAGTAAAAAACGCAAAAAACAGCGTAGAGAGGCTAACATAATCCATCATGAATAAAATAAACAATAGAGATGAACTGCCATCAAAAGATAATAAAATCCGTTTAATTACATATTTTATAAGTATCTTTGCTCATGTTACTCATAGAATGGCATCATTAGGAGAAAATGGTGATACACTTAATGAGATGCAAGAAACAATTGCATTGGTGATGACGAGACTACAAGTAACATTATTCCCAGAACTAAAAACTGTTGGAGAATTACTTGCTTTAATGGAAAATATTGATGTAGATGTGGATATATTCAAAGATAGTATGGTTTATCGTCAAAATATTAATACTGATTTACCTAATTGATTGTGTCTCGCCAGCCTCAAAGAAGAGATAGAGGCCCTATCGTAGAGTCCGCGATGTAAAATGAGAGAGTCGGATGAACTCATTTCGCAAACTAAGCGAGTAAAATGGATCATGTTTCCAAGATCATTATAAACTTGGTCTCTTCAAATATTGTCGCTGCGCCTACTATATGCCAGCCAGTTTGTTAGACGTAACGTATGAGTACCCTTGATACATATTAATAGCTGTATCGGGAGAGTTATAACCTACTCATTTATGGCTGGCGGCAGCGGCAAAATTAAAATAAGGAAAGAATAGAATGGGTAAAAAGAAAAAATACACTATATGGCATGGACAAGAACTAAATATCTCAAGAAACTTTGGTGAAGGGTCAGCTCCTCAGTATGATCGTCTCAAATACTTCAGATTCTCTGGTATAAATAAAAATGACAAACCATTTGATCTACAAATGAGTAACAAACAGATGAAAGAGTTTGAACAGTCTATCATTAGAAAGATTGTCAAGCGTGTTTGTCATATTGTAAATATCTAAAAAAGGAGAGTTATTATGAATATAGACGAGGCACTAAATGAAATTGATTCAGCTATTGATATTGTTAAGAGTATACATTTTATAGTTTATGATGATAATTGTAATTCAGGTGATAATGGTAAACCATGTAATGAATGTCAATGGGCAATAGATGAAGGAAATACACTTGATGAAGCATTTTATTTAATCAAAGACACCATTGAAGGTATTATATAGTGTCAAGTTCTGACTATGATTGGAAAAATAAAAAGAGGTGGAAATATAAAGGCGACATTAATGATCCAGAATATATAAAAGATCGTTCATCCTTTTTTCAAGAAAATGGGAATGGATGGTGGTGGTTCAATTCAAACACAGTCTATAAAGAATTTAGAAAAAGGTATTGTAATGAAAAAAAATGAAGGATTGTACAGTAGGTATAATAAAGATTGGGAAGCACGAATGTTTCTGCTTAATCGTATTCAATCTGTTACAAGAGGCAAAGTGGTTCTTAATGCATGGCATAACTACTGTATGGAGTCGTGGATATTCAGATTATTTGTAAAACTCGGATTAAGGAAATAACATGAATCACAAAACAGAAAAATATCGTTTAGAGATAGTAAATATAAAAGAAATATCTAATAAATATCCAGATAAAGTGACTGGTGTAGAACAAAAGGGGGATAAATCTATTTTAGTACTAGATACTTGTAAAATAGTGTTCGGTGATAAATTTAAAAAGAATCCAAGTACTAAGAGAATAAACAAGCAACTCCGAAACAATAAGGCGAACCAATGAAACATCTAGATGATGAAGCAAAAGAAAAATTGGAATTAGTGATACAATTAAAGTGGTATGAAATAACCATGATACAAAAAGCTCTTGGGCGAGCAATAAGAAAATTTAAAATATCCATGAAAAAGGATAAAGATAAGAAGTGGAAACCCGAAGAAGGGAAATATGACATTAATAAAGTATATTTAAAGTCAACTGAATCAGCTTATAAAAAAATTCAAAAAGTAATAGAAACCGCATTAGGAGAAGAAACAAATGCCTGATATACACGATATGGAATTAGACGCAAGACCTTCAGACCAAGAATTGTATGAAGTATGTGAACATAAAAATAGAGAGTTTCAACCATTTGAGCGTGATACTAATGTTCCAGAAAGTTATCATTGTGTTGATTGTGGTGAGGAATTAGAAATACCTGAGCCTGATGAAGATACAATGAGAGGAGAAGACAGATAATGGCTGAAGAATATACTTGTATTGAATGTGAAAATCTCTATGACGATAGTGATGGAGATACTGACGAAAGAATGTGTCGTAAATGTCTTGACAGAATATATGTTGAGAGATTAAAAAACTGGAATGAGGAAATCAATGGCAACAGAGATAACAGAAAAGAAGTTTCTAGAATTTGAAAGAGTAAGACAAGAAGGATTATACAATATGTTTGATCCAAAAGCTAGAAAAAAAACAAATTTGTCTACTAAAGAATGGTCACTAATAATGCAAGATTACAAACTTTTTGCTAGTAGTTGGTTAAAGAATGACAAATAGTATTTGTTCCTAAGTCCAATTATTATTAAATTTGCACACCTCAGGAGGGAGAAAAATTGATTAATCTGCGAGATATTTACAACGATTATTTAGTGCGTTTAGATGAAGATCGCGCTAAGAAATATAAAGGGGACAAGTCCTTTAGGGCTTCAATGGCAGGTTCTTGTTTCAAAAAACATCTATACTATATACAACAGTTTGAAGCATCAGACATGCCAAGAAAATCAAGGAGACTTTTAAGACTTGGTACAATAGTACACAAGGACTTTGAAGATGCACTAACTGAACATTCATTAAACCAAGATGATTATATAATGTGTGAATATGAGGTTGAAATACCAAAATACAATGTTCACGGCACTTTAGATATAATGTATATGAATAAAGAGACTGAAGAAATTGAAATATATGACTTAAAAACAGCTGCTTCTTATAAGTGGAGTAAGATGTTCGGGTTTAAGAAAAACAGAGACCCTAACCCATCTATCAACTATGAATTGCAAATTGGTACATATGCTCTTGGTATCCAAAACAACCCATTATCAGAAGGATGGGATTATGCTTTATTTCTTGCATGGTATAAAAAAGACAATAGTACTATGAAAATTGTAAAAATCAGTAATGATTATATAACCAATGCAGATGAGTATTGGAAAGAATTAAATGAAGTTACTGCAGACGGACATCTCCCACCTGATGAATTAATTGCTGGATCAGCACCAAATGTTCCAGTATATGAATGGGAATGTAAATATTGTCAGTTTGCATATCATTGCGATTCACCTTTTAAGAAATAGGAGACATTATGGAAACAGTCACTCAAATAATTAGTGGCTTTAATAAAGCTGCTGTAGCAAAAAAAATATTTAAAGAGCATGAAGGTGAAATGCTTAATTATATTTTAGTTACATTTCCAAGAACACGATGGGTAATGTATGAAAACCAGCATTACTATGAAGATTTAGAAACTACCGAATCTGGGAATAACGAACATTATAATCATGTAGCTATGATACCAAAATATGTTATTTATAAAAATAAAGAAAAAGTTTCAATTGCATTGCCAAGAATTGATCAACATGACCATCCATTTTTATTTATACCCAAAGGATGGAAAAAGATGGTGGTATCAAAAGATAAATCAAAGTATACACTATCAAAACAGTTTTATATATTTCACATTAATGAAGAATTCTTAATAGAAGAATATGCAGATGTTTATTTTAGTAGTTATTAATAAAAGGAGATAAAATGACAGAAACTAATAATATAGCCAGTGTATCGGCTTTTTCAGTACTTGATTTGCTCAATGTAAATAAGTTTACTGAGAAAAAAGGACAATTCACATATCTAAGCTGGGCTTATGCAGTTAGAGAGATGTTAAGGGTAGATGATAAAGCAACTTGGCATATACATGAGTATGAAAACGAAAATGGGACAAAACAGCCCTATATGAATACCTCGGCTGGTTGTTTCGTTAAGGTTACGGTTCATGTACAAGGAACACCAAGAACACAAGTTCATCCTGTATTGAATCATAAAAATCAGACGATAAAAGAACCCAATGCATTTGAAATCAATACTTCTATCCAAAGATGTTTAGCGAAGGCAATAGCATTGCATGGGTTAGGATTATATATCTATGCAGGTGAAGACTTACCTAAGATTGAACCTATAACCACCTCTCAAGGTGAAGCATTGTTAATGGTTGCTAGAAAAGTTAATGATGAAAAATTTGATGAAGTGTACAAAGCAATTCAAAGTAATGTTGTTAATCAATCAAACTATAAAGGTTCATTAGCTAAACTAGAAAGGATAGCAAAAAATGCAAAATAAGTTCTCACCCTCATATGACGATGG